ACCCCATCAAGCAGCAATGACTTCTTACCAATAAGATACTTGATATCATACGCCCCATACTGTACTCCTGAGCAACACCATCAATTGCCGGGGTTATAATACCATCAAAAGAGACAGCACTGTAAGCAGTCCAGGGTTTACCAGTATTCTGCAAATTCAGCGCTCCAATGATGGAGTCTACATAACCACTGTAAGTTTCAGGAGAAAGATTAAGAAGGGTCTTGACAACACGAGTCGCAGATTCATCAAATAAATCATAGCGATTGGTGCCAAGTCCTTGCCTAACTGGTTTAATCGCGACGGGCTCGCGTTCGACGAAAGTATTGTTTGAACGGTAGGGCTTAGATTGACTAACCATAGGAACGGGTTCCGCAGCCAGTCGTACATCGACCGGTGGAGCGTGCACATCTGAAATAGCAGAGTCAGCCGCTTCAGCATGCATGCCAGCAGAACAACCTCCCATATTAGTATTTTCAGTTGGCCCTGTGAAGGCACTAGTAACGGCATTAGTGCCCATCTCAATTAACTTAGGGGCGACCGTAGTCGCTACTGTACCCAGAATAGCTTCCATCTTATTGCTTAAACACAGTATTAATTGAGACCTAGTTTACGTCAGTCCATTCACTAAAATGGAATGGTATAGTATAAATAGAAGTTAATGCCGTACAAGCTTTTCTACGTGAAACACAGTCAGGAGCATAACCTCGTCCCATACTAGAAGGCGAAAAAGCCGTGGAAGCACGCGCGAAGTCAACAAGGAAAGTATATATTACTTCCACATCGCCCTCATGCAATGCGTCCCGATACTTCAACAGAGTAGCCATCTTAGTAGTATGAATGGTTATTGGAGTTTTGATCAAAGACAACAAATCACGTACCGCCAACATCAATTCCTCCCGACGTTCATCAGTAGAAATACTTTTGGATAAAGTTTTGGCTGCTATGCGTGGTAAATCAAGATGTAAATCTTCGTCGCTTACCAAAAACCCAACGAACTCACCAATAGGATTATAGTCGATTTTAAGACGGTGGTAGCAATGCTTATTTGGCTCTAAACCACGGGCTTTGATTAAGCAGTCATCGCCTTGGAATAGCGCTAATTGTAACTCATCAAAATCAAAAGACATACCAATCAATCCAATCGTGTGCATTGTATTTGAAAACAACGTATCAGCTCGACCAGATTGAAATTGGTACTTCACCTTCATTTTGACGTCACCAGCGTCCATAGTCCAATCCACATTAGGTTTTTCCATAATATCCACTATTGAGTCCGGCACACCGCACTGAGTGTAAATCCACCTCATGAACATGTCCGTGGCTTCTGATTTACTAGTATCCTGTTCGCTTATATCGCAAGAAGCGGTAGTAACCGCCATACTCATCTCCTTCGTATCGATGAGCCTTGAGCGTATAGCATCACGCAGCAAATTCGAAGACCAACCATAGCCAGGGAAAACACCAGGTTTAAAAGAAGCAAAGACAACACGTTCCGTCCACGTAACCCACGGTGCAACAATACCATTAACTTCCTTAGGTTGCGCGCTGACCGGCTGTCCACCTTTGATGTACAAACGACCATCACTATCAACCTTAGTATTCAACCAAGTATTGTCGCCTATCTTAGCCTTCAATTGATCCTTGTTAAATCCTTTGATTTGCTGCGTTGCGTGAAACCGCGTGCCATATTTCTCGAGAAGGTTGACACTTCTTCGCTGCGTTACGTGAAAGCGCATGCCCACGACACAAAGCAAGTTCCTCAACAGATGGTTCATGTAACTTACCAATTTGAACAAACTTTTGAAAACCACGTTTCAATTGCTCAAATAGTTTAAGAGTTTCGGCAGAATTTAACTCATCACGAGCATTGGCTAGATAACGTTCAACACCAGTTGCTATCATATGATTTGTGTTATTCAACTGCATAGCGCCAAAGCGCTTACTGAATAGCGCGTTGGTCTTCTCTGAGTTATCATTAGTGAGCTTCTGATGGGTACGTTTTATAAACATAGAACGCCCTTCTCTAGGTGCTCTATGCGTGTCGATAGAAACGCTAACATGCGGATCAGCAACAGCACTACAAGTAGGCGCAACCTTTTCAATAATTTGACTAGTCAAATTTGGATCATTGAATTGCGCAACAGCGAAGCGTGCAGTAGTCTCAATCTCAACATGTTCCTTCTCGAAATTCTGATTGCGCCAAATGCGTCCATCATATTCCATGATAGGCACACCATGCGCTCGCTCATTAACGACATATTCACGAGGTACAGTGTACGTGACGACACGTGTAGGGTCCGCAATAACAGCTTTTTGCGCCTTTTTATCACGTGCCTTATATTCAAAGTTCACATTGGTGGCCTTAATACGTGTACGTTCATCCGGCGTATTTATCCTGTAAGCACTAATATCCGTCGTACCTTGGATGCATTCGTAATCCAAACGACCACGAACAATCTCACATTTGCAGCGCAGGTCAAATTTACCTACAACCACCTGTAAAGTCATAACAGCACAGTGGATACGTAAACGTTTACGGTGACGCGAAAGGGCGACAAGCTTCTGTCCATGCACACGCATAAGCTCTTTAGCGCTGGTAGAAACATACTGGTAATCATCATCACGAATGCCTTGCTGAGTAGCCACTGTAGGATAACGAGCGCGAATTGCGTGGTTCCTATCAAAACAAGCCCCATAAGTATGTTTATGTTCAACATTACAACCGATAGCACATACATCTGGCAATGTTCGCGTAGTATGGTAATCAATGAACTCAACACTGTTAACCACACGACTACGTGTAAACGTTGCAGTGGGTTCAGTACGGTTAAGTTCATGAACTACATCAAGTGGAGTCGCAAAGGCGATATTGAACCGTTCAATATCAACAGGTTGGATGTATTGTTCGATTGGCCTAATGTTGCCACCCATGGTTATATTTATTTCTGGGCAACGCATTTGCCGGCGATCACCAATCATAGTTATTTTGCTAGCCATCTGTATAGCCACAGAAACAAACCTAGGATCCATCAAAAACACCTCATCGATAAAAAGGTCGTAGAACTTTCCTTTCTTATCCAATTGAACAAGACCAGTACTCCAAGAATAAGCGGGTATCCCCTCACGTTTATATTCATTAGCTAACGCACGCGTTGGACAAATAACTATAAAATCTTCAGGATGCTTGACATTCTTGGGAGTACATACTTTGACCTAATTTCAGCAATCATACGCCTCGTTTTTCCACTACCATAAGTACCTTCAGTTATTGAAATTGGACGTGGCTTCAACTCAGATTTCAAAACCTTTGAAGCAATGCTAGCACATCTTTCATGCAGCTCCTTAAAAGCTTTATCATTCTCTTTACGGAGTTCGTCAACAAATCCCTCGACTGTCTTCTTAGTGCACGGCGTGAACTCGGCATCTTGAAACCCAACATACGGTAAAGGGAAAGTAGGGCCGATAACCAACCCATCTATAACGTCCACTACAACCCCATGGAAAGGCATTTCCGCATAACAAACACAGGGACTGACTGCATCAGCAACCAGCTTACCGCGGATGTAATCAAGTAGCTCATTTTGGCAGAAATATTGATAATCATCCATGGAAAACCAGTCTCCGAAGAGATTACTTGCGGTGACGCGAGAACCCTCAGCCCCGATAGTGCCATTGCGTGGATCGGAACGCGCCAACTCTCTAAGCCCATTCAACACACGGCCTGCGGCATTAAATTTACCGAACAGATAAGGTAGCTCGCAACCAGTTTCACCCTCTAACACAAAATTACGCCCGTTACGCAACGCTTGCGCGAATTCAACGTGTGTGCGCATTGCATGTTCAGCTTTACTCGCAAACGCAATGATGCGATGAATATCGCAACAACGTGGCAATGACGCAATCCATGAATGCACAGCGGCTAACGGTCCTACACGCTTAATCCAGTGCACTGCTCCAATACCTTTCTCGATGGTACACCATGAAGGTAATGAGCTTGGCAACTTACGATCATCACATAATTTAGTGATTCTTTTATCTTTCAACTTGTCATTAAACGTGCGAGTATTATCATCAACTGCGAACTGTTGTGGTTTGAAATAAACGGTAGGCGTCCTTTCTACAGCAGTAGTTAACTCAACAGTCTCCTCTGGATTGAAGTTGAGGCGTGCTCATACAGACTATCAACCTCTTCAATGAACACATCATCTAATTCCGCAAACAATGAGTCCATGTCACTCTCAGCATACACCGGGGATTGTACATCACTTCTCGTCATTTCTAATGAAACACTACTCTCACTATCGGAATCCACACTAGATCCTTTACCACTTTCCACAGAATCCGCTCTTACTTTCTGCTCAGCGCCTTTCAAGACTCCGTCTTTGATCTCACCTTTGTCTAAAGCTAGACCGCACCCTTCTTTGCTTATATACGTAAATTTATTTAGACACAACTTTTGCAGCTTAGTTGGCTTGTAGCCTCTGACAGCAAACACCTCATTGGCTTGGAAGTATTCGTGCTCATAAATCTTCCACCTATCTTCCAACTCTGCCAGTAGCTGCTTTGGCCACCGCCTTAAGACCTCCTTGAAGTTCTGCAATTTAACAGCCACTCTAGAGAACCTGGCAAGGTTTTCCAAAATTCGCAACTGAAACGCCGCAAGTTGTTCAACGGGCAAGTCTGTTCCAACATCAGCATAAACATTGGCACACGACGGAATAACCGCTACACATTCTTCACAGAGCAAATTACGGTTGAAGTGCACCTTATGTCTCTTGGGTAAAGGAGGTAATAATCTACGCCCATAGTCCTTCGTCACAGCCCAGTGATTAACTTCCCTCTTGTCTTGCCAGAAATTGGCATCATGAAAGGGCATAGCTGCAACATTCCATATATTGCTTTTCATATCACAAGCCACAACACTAGCCTTAAGAAACGTATTCGTCTCACCTCCTTGCAGATATCGCCGGTCAAAATGCTCGCTACACTGCACAACACCTTCCGATGGTGTTACTTCATGACATTTATTATACACTAAATGTTCACACACATCGGAATTTTTCATGACTAGAGTAGCATGGCCATTATCAACTTTTAGATGAACACCAGCTACTTTACGTGTAGCCAACTGCTCTTCCAAAATCCTTTCTGACACACCACCAGTAAACGTATGACCGATCTTCAAAAAGTCCAAACACATCGGACCACAATCCGTACCCGTATCCGGATCATACACATACTCCTTTTCATCTGGTATGACAACTGCCATGTTTTTATGCGCTTTCGCACTCTCCACAACGACCTCAACTTCACGTCGATCATTTGCGAAGATTTTGCGTCGCACATACTCATTTTCATAGTTGTCACCCATCACCTTTTCAGCGAACTTG